AACACCGCCAAAGGCTGCTCCAATGGCTGCTCCTGTTGCAGCTCCACCTCCAACCATACCGAGTTTCGTACCACCTCTATAGGCTTCCTTCTTCTTCGTAGCTGAATCTTTGGAAGTTACTGCATTGTAAATATTACCGGCTGCACTTCCTATTCCAGCAATCCCTAAAGCTCCGCCTAATAAAGATGCACCTCCAACGGCTGCTGCTCCACCAGCGGTCGCTGCACCTGATCCAAGTTTTACGCCTAGATTTCCAAGCCATGCTTTCCATCCAGTGGCAGCTACGGTTTCTCCATTTTTCAGCGTGACACCAGAACCGCCTAAACCAAACAAACCACCCGGTGTCCTTGTCGGTCCAGATGGTGTTTTCGGTTCAGTTTGTTGCATTTTTCGCTTTACGCTTTCTGGTAACCAGATTTCTTTATTACCTGTCGGATTTGTTGTCGGTGTAGCATTTCCTCCACTACCAGATGTTCCCGGTATTGTAGAATTTCCGTTTCCAATTCCTCCGTTCACATTTACAACTGCCGCTGACACATTGATTGTTCCAATAGAATCTCCCAAAGGATTTGTTTTTCCTCCACCTCCAGAACCGCCAGTGATCAGATCGTATAGACTTTTTCCACCTTTAAACAGCTTTAGCCCTCCAGATAATCCAAGAAATCCAGCTAAATAATCTTCGATACCAGCTTTATCTCCGCCTGGTAACAGATCCTTAAGAGATTCCTTGAACCAGTTTCCACCAGCTTTTGCAATATCTTTTCCAATCCCAGTAATCTTCTTTACGATTGCTGGTTTTCCTTTGGAATCCCACCAGTTCGAAAAAGGATTGGCGATCAACTCATCCCATGCAATACTAATCTTGCCACCGATTGAAGCATTTTGGAATTTTGGCATACTAATAAGATCGTCGATCTTATCTCCAGCCTTTTCAAGGCCCTTGAATACAGATGTACTTGCATACTCTCCAAGTTTTTCAAGTGATGTTCCAGCTTCTTTTAGTTTTGCATCGGATTTATCAAGATATTCTGCAAAGTCTCCTAAACCTTTCGTTGCTCCCTTCTGGAGACCTTTTCCCCATTTAGAAACAATGTTTATGTCGAACGTATCTTTAATATTTGACATTAATCCAGAAACCGTCGAATTAGATGTTTTGTCCATCATTCCATCAAATTCTTTCAGCCCATTAAGGATTGTATTAACTGCTTTGTCTCCACTGATTTCGCCCTTTTGAGACATTTCTCTGATCTTGGCTATGGATTTACCCTCTGCATCAGCAAGATACTTCCATGCGTTTATACCGACATCTGTCAGCTGATTCATGTCCTCTGCGTTCAATCTTCCGTTTGTTTTCATCTGACCTAAAGCTCTGGATACTCGAGAGATACCCTCTTCTCCAGCTCCAAGTGCTGCGGATGCATTACCAATCTTTGTCAGATCCGGAATAATGTCTTTATCAGAAAATCCATAAGCCAACATCCTTTGAGCATTTGATACTACGGCCGATGTGTCAAACGGAGTAACAGATGCAAATTTCTTCGCACTATCCATAAACTTCATAGCTTTCTTTTTAGATTTCAGCATTGTTTCAAAGCCAATTTGATATGTCTGAAATTCGTCTGCTAATGATACTGGATCAGCTATCAATTTCTTTGTAGCAATTCCAGTTATAACTCCACCAGCCAAAGTTTTTAGTGAAAATATAGAATTCTTGATCTTAGATATAACACTTGGGATTTTTTTGATCTGACTTGTTACCTTGTCATTGATTTTTAGGGCTGCTGAAAAAGTCTTTCTACCAAAACTCATACCAGCACTCATAGCTTTTTTGATCCCTGCTGTTGCAGTGTCTTTTAATCCAAGTTTTGGAGTCCAGGTCTTTTTACCGAGCCCGTCTCCCTTTTTACCAAACTTGTCGAGGACTGGACTTGCTTTATCTTCAAGTCCTAATTTTGGCTTTGCACGCTTCTTTCCAAGCTTGTCCATCTCTCGTGATGCTTTCTCTGCATTCTTCCCTGTTTGCTGTAGGCCAGAAGATGCATGGTCGGAATATTCCGATACAACATCGATCACAATTTCTTTGTTTGCCATTTATGCATCTCCTCCTTCCATAGCTTTTAAAATTGCTGCAAAAATAAAAGCCCTCTCTCCTTCAGAAAGATCAAGGGCTTGTGATGGTAACATTCCAGTCCGTAAATAATTTTCTGCAAGCATAGAAGCTAACGGACTGGATTCAATTAGTTTTTTGCGTAGTCAACTACACTAACACCGCCTCCAGATAAGTTATCAATAGCATCGCTGACAGCTTCAAGCTCTCCAGCTGTTAACACCTCTTTGATAATTTCGTTCTGTGTCATAACCATATGACCAGCTTTCTTTAATCCTTCTTTCAGTGCTGAATTATCCCAGAATTTCTTTCCGTCAGTCGCTACTGTTGCAGTGTAAATCTTCCATGCCATGTAATCAGCTGTACTTACTTCTTTCTCAACGAGAGGAAGTGAAGCTCCGCCTGGGTTTGCCATATAAGTTGTAGCTTTCTTTCTACACTGTGCAATTTCATCGAAAGATAATGGTCGGACATTAAATTTAAACAATGTCTGTCCATTTCTTGTAATATTCAATGGCTGCTGTACTTCTGTTTTATACTCTGCGGCTTTTAAAAGACCCGTGATAAGGTCCATTTCATTTTCTTCTGTTACTTCGATTTTTGTTTCTTTCTTCTCTGCCATTTTGTTTCCTTTCCTATACCAGTGCTTTAATGGAATCTGGTACGCTGTTTACAATAAACTGACACTGTCTTTTGATGATCTCTCCCGGTTTTACCTCCAGAATGTTTGTATCTCCATCAGGGATACACTCATCTAACAAATATTTGCTTTCTCCGCCAGCAAGTGGCTCTGTTACACCAGCTTGAAGGCTGAATGTAGGAACTTTCCCATTTTTGATTGAATCCAACATAGGCTGGATTGTAAGATCGTCTCTTACTACAGCTTCCGTAAATGATGCTGTAAATTTAACACTGTCTGGGACACCATAAGTCTGAATATCTCCTGCCGGATGGAAGTCTACGTTTGAAAAGTTTACTCCAACGGCAAACTCTTCTACGGAGGCAAACCATACAGATGTGCCATCAACTGTGACAAATAATTTGCCATCTTTTCCAGTCATTAACTTTCTAGTATCAAAACCTTTTCCGCTCATTTATAATAACCTCCTACTGTGAAATATACTGGAACTGATAAGTTAAGTAGATCTTTTCCATACTGTCTACATCATCAATACGAATAATGAAGTATGCATAATCTGCTGCATGTGTATTATCCGTATCCTCGAAGAACTCATAAGTATCTAAGATTTTTCCTTCTCTGTTCATTTCAGCCAGTACTTTTTTTGCTTCCTGAATTACGTTATCAACGCCATCAGATGTATTGCTGATCTTTCCAATCAGTGGTTCTAATGTTCGGTTAATACGATCAAAAGCCTCATAACGAATTGCTGTTCGTTTAATCTTTTTCCATCCCTCATCGTCGTCCTCATTTAACACTGTGTAAGTATTAACCCCAGAATCGAACCAGACCTGTCCTTCCTGTCCTTCGGATAACAGAAGCAATCCTGATTTAATCGCACTCACATACTGTTCATTTGTAAGCTGTTCAATGCATGATTCTGCATCAGGAATCTCCACATGCACGATTGATGTACTGGAATCTTTACAACCAATCACACCACCCTGCACTGCCGCTGCAAGATATCCCTCTACTCTTTCTCCGGCGGTATTATAATAACCACTACCGCAGTAAATGAAATATGGTGCATTATAAGCCTTAGCATTTGCCAGTCGGGTTGCAAGTGACTTTCCAGCTGTTTCTCCAAGCACACAGATACCTAACGCTCCGTTTGAATGAATACGATCCATATACGTTTTCGCTAATGTCTTAACATCTTCCTCAACAGTATCAAGAATCATAACGTTCCATGCGTATGCTTCAAATGCATTAAAAGCATTGCTGTAATCTTCTGTTGTAACGTTTGGGGCTGCTCCATCAGTTAACGCCTGCTGTGTAACTGTCTGCATAATTCCAGATTCCCCAGAAGCAAGTTCAGCGTATAAATACTTACTGTCTTTCATTGCTTCCACAAGGTTTGCGGCTTCATTTACACCAGTACCAGCGACAAAGCTTACTTTCTCAACCAGTGTTGCTCCGTTATAAACAGAAAGCTCTTTTGTTGTTGCATCTCCTAACTTCTGCTTTAAGGTTACAGAAAACTTTAAGGCTGTAGGATACTTTGTTTTTAATGTGACTGCATTTGTGGAAGTTGTTGTCTGTAAAGATACGCTTCCCTCTTTTCCGCCAGTTCCAAGGCGGTATAAATATACAGTGTTTGCTCCAGCACTAAATAAGGCTGCTGCTGCATCAATTGTTCCGCTCTCCATATATAAAGAATACAGATCAGTTTTAGATGTGATCTTCTGAACTTCTCCAACCGGCCCAAAGTCTGCATGAACTGGAATACAAAAAACTCCATTCATTGCGGATGCTACACCATTATTTGTGATCTGCTCATGCCTGCGGTAAACGCCTGCTCTTTCCTTCTTCTCGCCTTTTAAAAATAATCCAGACAAGTCTCTACACCTCCTTCTTTCTAAATGTATCTACAAGTTTCTTTGCTGTACTCTGTGTTGCTTCTCTAATACCAGCTTTCGCAAATGCTGTTCGGATAATATCTTCGGATACTCCTAAGACCTGTGGATTTTCTGCATACTCTTCCACAGTGTAAACAACTTCCGGCATTGCTTTTGTATTTTCTTTCTTTTCTGCCATTGTTACCTCCTAATTTATTGTAATTCCTTTTATTTCTTCTGATTCCTCGTCCATTTCTCGAAGCTTTCCGTACTGTCCTCTCACGCTTACCTGTCCATCTCTTAAAGGATCAAACTTTGTGCTGTATGCTAATTGATTTACAAAAAACGGCGATCCATCGTCCATGACAAACCGCTCCCTTTCCTGTAAATTTTGAAGCAAATTCATGATAAACTGATCTGCGTTCACATCTGATCCAGAGATCACATGAACTTTGATATTGTTTGTAAACCATGTACAAGCATATGTCGATGGGAACGTTCCAGGCTGCATAGAATCCAGTCTCGTATAAACGACAACCTCTTCATCATCTGGTTTCCAGATTTCGTCAAGTTCCGTGTGATTAATTACTGTCACATCCCAGTGTTCGTCAATGTGCTTTGCCAAAGAACCGACTGCATCCAACGGAAGATACGAATGTTTTGGAAATGCGTATGCATCAAACGTCAAAATTGATCCGCACACCTCTACGTCCGCTTGCCCTTCAATCGCCTCTTGAAACGATTCGGATTTTCTCCATACAAGAGAAATCGTTGTATCTGCATCGGTTAAAAAAACTCCTTCAAACGCCTTTTTCAAGATTTTCTTTGCTTCAAGCAAGTTTTTATAGCCTTTATTATTAAACAGATACGCTATTGCAATCTCCATTGTTCCAGAAACCTTACGTTCGGAATCATCTTTCAGATTCAATCCATAAATGATACGCCCATATTGTGAGCCATCCCATCTTGAATCGGAATCATCGGGTGCCTGATCTAAAAAGATTGCTGGTGCATTTTTAAATGAAGCTAAGCCCTCAATGCCCAGTTCCTTTAAATACTTGAAAATTATTTGTTTCACAACGTTACCTCAAAATCGGAACCGAAGATTTTGACAACCTCCGGCTCTGCTTTCTTCTTAATTGGATTGACAAAGGGTCGTTTAGCCATCTTTTTTGTGCCATCCTCCAGCCATCCAGCATATTTAACATTACTTTTCAAGCGACTTGTAACTCTGTTCCCTTCAATCAAGGTTTCATCGTTCCAATCTTGACGTAAATTACCAGACTGTGGTGCTGGTGTCTCTCCCGGTGCGGATGATCTGTTTGGAAGCCGTTTATATTTCTTTCCAGAACCGCCTTTTGACAATACTTCAAGTTCGACATTTCTAAGAGTGTTTGTTGCCATCGCACCCTTTCTAGCCATTTCTCTTTTGATACTATCATTAAGGTTCTTTGCACACGCTTGAAATTCAGCTTCT